CTCTGGAAAGTATTTCATTTCCAACAAGAACTACATTCGTGTAAAAGTTCATTTAATAGTCTTCAAATAAAGTTCAATTTGGTCAGGTTTAGGGTCTACAATAGTAAAGATAGAATCAGAATGAATCATTAGTTCTTTTTGGTCAGTAAAGACTGGCCACTTCCTCATATCATATACTGCTTCATCAGAAACAATCATCTGACAAGGATTTACTAATTTACAATCTGGTCCACCAAGTTCAGTTTCTATTTCATGAACTTCAGTAATTAGAATTGTATCATTCTTCAGAATCAGAATTTTCAGGTTTTGCATTCAATCGCTCCAAATAAGAATCTTTTACTTCATCAAGGGGTTCCACAATAGACACTACCCAATCACAAGGAATTGGAATATTTTTATCCTTTGAAAGTGGAACATAAGGATAAAAAGAAACTCTTGCTGGCAAATCTTCAGTGTTATCTTCAAGTCTAATCAGATATGGATTATTTAAAACATATCCTACAACCTTATCACCAGAGAGCATTTCTTTTACATCAGCAATCACATCTTCATATGATTTTAGAATCAAAAGTTTAACAGACATAATTTTCTAAAGTTAATGATTTATCTTGTAATTTTATAATATAATCAGCAAGTTTGTCTATGTATCCTTTATTTCTCAATTCTTTGAATACAAGATTTTCAAAAGCAAACTCGCCAGATTTATCTAACCCAGCATTTCTCATATCTCTGATTTTTTTCAGAAGATTTTCCAACACAGAAACATTGTTTCCGGTTTTAATAACGCTGTCAATCTTTCTCATCATATCAGAAACCTTTGTTTTTAGCAAGTCCCTATCTACAGTACCATCAAACTTGCCAGGAAAAACAATCCATTTGTTATTCTTAACTGAATACACCCCTTGATTTTTTCTTCTTTTCTTTCCAACTTCTTCAATATAAGGTTCTACAGAATGTCCATAGATTTTTATATCATGTGTTAATGTCCAAAGTTGTTTTTTATCTTTAAAGTAATCAGAAAGCAAATCTGGACAATCTGGTGCTTTATCCATATCAATGACTACATGCAAATCCAAATCAGAATACTTTGTGTAGTTATATCCTGCATTACCACCAAGAAGTAAAATATCTTCTACAGAATTTTTATTTAAACCAACATAATCAATCCAAGCCATGGCAATTTTTTTGAGTTGCGATCTAACTTTAGGACGCAAAACTTCACCATCCCAAAAAGTAGGATTTAATTGATTATGTATTTGGAAAGATATAGATTCTTTAAAAAACCCAGTATATGTCTTCATCAAATCCTTTTATTGATATTTATAAAAAAGGGGGAAGTGGATGGTCTTAGTCATCCTTCCCCCAGCGGCAACGATATTCAATTATATTTAGAGATAATTTTTACGTGTATGATGCTCTGGAACAATCTTTCCTAATCGAATGACAAGTAATCCATCTTCAAAGATGACTTCTCTGACCTCTGTGTCATCTGAGAGTGTCCATGCTCTTTTGAAACTTCGTTGAGCCAAACCCTTGTGGACAAACGTCCTATCCGATTCAGTATCTGATTTTTGTCCTTCGACAAAAAGTTTTCCATACTCTGTGAAGACATTTACTTCCTCCCTTTTGAATCCCGCAAGTGCAATCTCTAAATGAGATTCTACATTATTTACCTGAATTAGATTATAGGGTGGATAATTTGATGTTGTTTCATGAAGATTAAACAATCTATCAAAATACTCATCCATTCCAATACTATTGCGAGTAATCCTATCCATTAGAGCAGGAAGATCCGCAGATGTAAACCGTGAGGTTGCAAGGTTAGTCATTATGGTAGCTCCTTTTTTTAAGCGAGTTTGTGATTTGTGGATCCCTAAGGCATCCAATACTAATTATATCACATACAATAAAAAAGGGAGTGTTGAATTCCCCACAAAATTATTCAGTTTCCTCTACTCTTTTCTTTTTAGAACCAATATTATACTTGGTTTCAAGAATCCATTCATCTTTATCTTTGTAAGATAAGACTTTGATTTGATTCAATGGAGCAATGTCTTGAATTTTAGTAACATCTTTGACAGTAATTAAACCCCAATCTGCAAGAAGTTGAGCAATTCTATTCCTTCTCTGCACATCATTTACAGTCAAATTAGCGTGCTTACCATCAAGGGCAAACAGTTCTTTAAAATGAACAAGATAGTATTTACCCTGTTTATGAAGAATGTGACAAGATTGGTAAATTTTTCTCTCTTTGCGAGAAGCAACTCCAATTCTTGTAAGTGTTTCACGAACCTTCAAGAAATCATCAGGTTCATTTAGAAATACTTCTACCATTTGGTCTGGGGACCATTTCACTTCAGGTTCATTTACAACGCTCATTTTCTTCCTCCAGTTTCAAGTTTTGATTTAATAAATTTAATTTGTTCTTTAGAAAGGATTTTCAAAGCTTGTTTTGCTTTTTCATTACTATACTTATAGTAAGATTTGACTACTTCAAGGTCTTTGATTTCTTCTTTTTTAATCCAAGGAGAAAATCTTTTCTTTGGTCTCAAAGTATTTATAAAAAAGTCATATTGGAGTTTTTTATCTAATGAGTGATACTTATTCATTTCATTAGCATACATCAAACAATCAATATGTCCAGACAAGCATCTATTAATAATATATGGAGGATATTCCTTTGTAGAAGAGGGGTCTTCGTCCATAATATTGGTTTTGGATTGGTTAATTGAATTTAACCAATCTTTCAATTCATAACTCATAATTAATCAATACTAATTCTTTTCGTTCATGTTGGTCTTTCATATAATCTCCAACAGACCTCATTGTATATGTGTGAGAAAACTCAATTGCCTTCCAGTTTTTAAATCTTTCTTTGATAAGTTGACTTGAATTATAACTGACCATCATATCCACATTGTTAACATCACAATCAGCAGCAAACTTATCGTGATCAAATCCTTTATGCATTGAACCTCTGTTCCCATAGAGATTATCCTTAATGTCATAAGGAGGATCAAGATACATAAAAACACCTTTGTTTCCATCCATAAGGTAGTCATAAGAATAATTAGTTATGCGCCAATGCTCAATTAATTTTGAGTATTCTGGGAGTTTTTCAATTCCCCTTAAACTAAAATTGTTTTCTGATGCTTGTGCAGAAAAGGATGAACTCTCTGTAAGACCAGAAAAAGAACACTTATTAATAATATAAAAATCAACAGCACGATCAAGATTTGAACGTCCTTCTTCGTGTAATTTATCCTTACAATAAAGAAATAGATCCCTTGCTAATTCTGGTTTATCGTTTGCTAATTTTATTCCTTTAAGATTATCTTTCAGATCTGTTCCAAACATCTGGAGTTGCTGCCAGAAGTTTACCAGAGGTTCATAAAGGTCATTCACCCAAATATCCAGAAAAGGATATTGTTTTGTAATGTATAGTGCAACACTTCCTCCACCTACAAGAGGTTCTCTAAACTCATCATAGTTTTTGAGGTCTGGAAAATATTGTGCCAGTTTTGGGACTGCTCTAGATTTCCCACCAGGGTAACGAAGGCAAGTTTTGAGTTGTGTCATTTGAAACTACACTCCACCATTAACTCTGTAAGTGCTGCTAAGATGTTAATTTCTTGGTCAGCCACGAACGCACTTTGGTATTGATACTTAGCAATAACAAGAACGGCAGCAGGGATAGATTGGGGTGAAAGACAACTATAACAGGCGTCATAAACCCTGCGAAGAAGGACAGAACTATCGTTGTCCAAGTTGGAGACCACCCACTTTCTGACTTCTGCAAAGTTCTTTTCCTTAAGGTTTTTAATGAGTTCATTTACTGCTATGTCTGAGAAGGTTGCAAGAATTCCTGTGTCAATTTTTCCCCCTACTGAGTGTCTTTGACATTCATTGAGGACTCTTCTGAAATCTGGGAAATATTTTTTGACTAGTTCTGCAAGGACTTTTTGATCATATTGGATGCTCTCTTCATCCAAGATGTTTTGTAGACGCTTGAAGAAGGATCCTGCCAACTTGGTTTTTTCTTTTCCTTTGATTGTAAAATCAATGACTGCACATCTGGAGTGAAGTGGTTCAATGATTTTGTTTTTGTAGTTGCAGGTAAAGATGAATCTACAGTTGTTATAAAATGTCTCAATATTAGCCCGTAGTAGGAGTTGTACGTCGTTCCCTGTGTTATCTGCTTCATCAATGATGATGACTTTGTGTTTACCAGTTGCTTGAAGTGATACGGTCGACGCAAAGTTTTTTGCTTGGTTCCGTACAGTGTCCAAAAATCTCCCTTCATCTGACCCATTGATGACATAAAAATCTACTCCCAGTTCATTACATAATGCTTTTGCAATTGTAGTTTTACCAATGCCTGGAGGTCCTGCAAGGAGAAGATTAGGAATCTCTCCTTTTTCTACAAACTCCTTAAATGTCTTTTTAGTTTCATCAGGCAATACGCAATCTTCAATTTTCTTTGGACGGTATTTCTCCACCCACAAAAAATCTTTACTCATAATATATTAAAAAAATTATTCAAAAGTTGAATCTGGTTCCAGTGCAATAAAATATCTCATGTTGTATTTGGTATTAGTAAATTCTGCGTGCAGAACTTTAGAAATCACAACATCATAAGATCCTGGAATAATCTTGATATTTTCTACCTTAAAGTTGAAAGTAAACTCTTTATCAGTTTCTCCAACAATGATTGAATATTCATTAGAAGTATCATTGTTTTTGTCTCTAACAACAAGACTAATAACTCCTGCTGCACCAACTACAGCAAGGTCTTGGAGTTTATAAACTGCTGCTGCCTTGAGGAGTTTATCAAGTTGAGAATGTTCAAGTTGGAAGCACACATCCTTAGAAGGAAGATTTACCTCCTTATCTGGAGGAGCAACAATCACTTCAGGGTCAGCACAAAAATATTTAACCCTTCTGTTACCCTCTTTAATGGAAATATAAGAATCATTGGCAAAATCTAAATCTGGGTCTTGATGCAAACCCAAACCATTCAAAAACTCATTTAAGTCATAGATAGCAACTTCTTTGGGAAAGTCTTCACCAACATTTGCTTCTGCATAAATGTTTTTAAGAATGCTCATGGTGCTAATCTTAGAACCTTTCCTAATCAAAATAGATTGATTGATATTAGAAAAGTTCTTAAGAATGGTTACTGTATCAGGGGAAAGTTTCATCATTTGAGGTTTCAGTTTCACTTGTTTTCAACTAGATTAAGATGATTAATTAAAAGAATCGTATAATGCAAAACCTTGAAGAGGTCAGCACGAGGAGTTCCTTTACTATCATACCTATCAATGTACTTAGTCACATTACCAGCACAAAATCCTTCTCTACGATTGTGCTTGATTTTGTCCAGTGTTTGTTCAGTGCTACCACCAGTCCTATCTACATAATGCTGATTATAGGTACTTGCGATATACTGTTCCAATTGTTTTAGAATTTTATGTTCGTTATATTTCCAAAAATGATTTGATTCAGGCATATAGGGTGTTTTAATAGAAACCTCATTTACATAATTAAGTTCATCTTCAGGTCCAAACATAATAAAAATAATAAACTAATCAAAGATTATAATACCATCAAAAGAGTCAAGAGTCAACCATGACACTGAATCCCTTTTGTTTTTCAAACTTAATTACAGAATCAAATTTATCCAACAATTCATCAGTCTTATGTGAAATTACAAATACATTAGATTTGTCTATCATATACTTAATAATTTTTGTAAAATATTCTGTTCCATACTCATCCAATGAGCTATCAAAAACTTCATCAAGTATTAGTAAATTTGTATTGATTGAATTTTTTAGTTTGGCAATTTCCCTCCAAGTAAACAGGATTGCCAAATCAATTCTCATTTTTTCACCTTCACTAAAGGATTCATAACTAAAGTCTTCATAAATTGGATTCAAAGTTTTTTCGCTAAACTCTTCATCTAATGTAAAGTTCACAGAGAACTCCATAATATCCAAATACTTATTCAATGTCTGATTGATTGATGGTAAATATTTTTTAATAATTTTTGTCTTTGCGCCATCATCCTTCAATAACAAATGAATAAATTCATAGTTAGATAATTCTTCTTTTTTGTTTGAAAGTTCAGTTAAAAGATTTTCTAATGTTTCTTGATAAGTTTCTAACTTTGTAGTTTCAATATTTCTGTCTTCTGATTGTGTGGTAAGTTCTTGAATTTCTGATTCAAGTTCTTTAATTTGTTTTCGGAATTGAACAATTTTAACATTGTTAAGACTGATTTCATTGTTGAGTTCTAATACCTCTTTAGTAATTTTTATAAATTGACTCTGTATTTGAGTCTCTTGTTCAATAGATTGTTTCAGTTGGTGTTGTCCATCCTTGATTTCTTTTGCTTTATTTTCAATCTCCCCAATCTTATTTAATCTAAAATCTTCTTCAATAGTTTGCGTGCAGGTAGGGCAAACACTATTCTTCTTAAAAAACTTGTGGTCATCTATAACTGATGCTATCTTTTGTTCCAATTTAATATTCAACCTTTCAAGTTTCTTTATCTTGTCTTCTGAGTAAGACAGTTCTTCTAAAGATTTAGTAAACTGATTGATTTTTTCTTGTATATTAGTATTATTAATGCTAATAGCATTCACATTAGAATCTATGGATTCTATTTTGTTTTGTTTGTCTTGAATATCTTTATCTTTGAGTTTTTCAATCTCACCAATAAACATTTTTTGGGATTCAATTTTATCTTCAATATTATCTTTTTTGTATCCAATTTCTTTGATATCATCCTTAATCTCCTTAATTTTAATTTTGGCAATATCATTCATTGAAGAAAATACTTTGATATCAAGCAAATCCTCTACAACCTCTCTTCTATGTTGAGAAGATAGTTGCATAAATGGAACAAAACTTGAAGAACCAAGAACAATAATTTGTGTAAATGATTTGAAGTTTAATTTCAATACATTCTGTTCTAACCATTTTTGTTGGTCATTAGCAGATGATGCTTGGTCTAATAATGTTTTACCTTTATAAATTTCAAAAACTGTTGGTTTAATCCCCCTAATAATTTTCCAGTTAGTTTTTCCAATACTGAATTCTATTTCAACAACACACTCTTTTTCGTTAGATGTATTAATAAGTTGCGTTTTACTAATCTTTCTAAAAGGTTTATTAAACAGAACAAAAGTCAATGCATCAAGCATTGTACTTTTTCCTGCTCCATTACTTCCTATGACTAAAGTAGACTTAAAATTAGTTAAAAGGATTTCTGTAAATTGATTCCCTGATGATAAAAAGTTTTTATATCGTAGAGTTTTGAATGTCAACATAATCAGGGGGAATCACAATGTCATTGGAAGTAATTATAGCATACTGATAGTCCATTTTATCACAAGCCATAAAAGCTACATGTGGATTGACTTCAGTAACCTCAAGTTCAGGATAATCAAGTTCTTCTAGCATATTACAATATCTGATAGCATCATCTTCCTCTTCAAACAAATAGAGAACCTTTTCTCCATACTTGTCTTCTACTGCATATGCACCTTCAGTATCTTCATCCTTGAGTGTTAGAATATACATTATTGCAACTGAAACGACTCCTGATAAATTGATTGTATTAAATCTTTAATCTTATTCTTATTTAACTTAATTTCAGATTCATCAACATACTTTTTTAATAGAGTCAATGTATCCTCATTTTGAACAATTTCATCAGAATCAAAATCAGAATTGAGTTTTATATGTTCAATAATCTTGAGTTCTACTGGTTGAACTTTTATCAGTTTATCTAGGAAATTTTCATATTTCTTTTGATTTGTTTTATTTTCTATGATTAATTTTACAATACAACCTTGATAAGAATCAAAATCTTCTTCAAGACAATCTTCATCATACTTACACATCTTGAACATTTCATATGGATTGTCTATGGAAATTATTTCATAAGTTTCTGTATCAAAAATTGTAAATCCCCTTTTATCATTATAATCATTCCAATACATTTGATATGGATTTCCTAAGTAAAAAATATTACCATCATCGCTTCTTGTGTGGTAATGTCCAGAAAATACTCTATCAAACTTTTTGAAGATTGATTTATCTTGACCATTTTCATTCAGGTGACCTCTGTGATGCTCAAACCCACTCAATTCTAAATGACCCATACAAACCTTTGCAGAGGTGCTTTGAATTGCTTGTAGGGTCTCCTGCTCACTATCTGGTGTTATCCAAGGAACAAACAGTATCTCTTGTTCACCAACTTGGACAGTAGATGGTTTATGATACACGTTGATGTTCTTATACTCATTCAACAAAAGCATTGGACTGTTTAGTTTTGTTGTATTCTTATAAAAAATATCATGATTACCCAAGATTGCATGAACCTTATATTTTTTTAGTGGTTCAAGAATAACCCTTCTTGTCCAATCAATACTCCAATAATCAGTTGATTTACGATTATCAAACATGTCACCCATGTGAATGACTGTATCAACTTTATATTTTTTCAAAGAGGGGAAAAAAATATCCTTATAAAATTTTTCAAAATAATCATGAAAAACTTTACTACCTTTTTTGAAGTTGAAGTGAGTATCAGTAATTATGCCAATTTTCATTGAAATCTATAATTAATATTATCTTTGATACTATTCATATCAGAATATCCTCCACTAAAATCTGGATCATCTATAGAGAATACTTCATCATAACCAGATCTTTCTATGATTTTAGATTTGATTTCTAACTGTTTCTTCTCTTTGGCAATTCTTCTTAAGAATGCATAATAAACAATTTGGGTAAAGTATGCAAAAGGATTGGTTCTGTTTATATCAAAGTTATGAATATATTGAACGCAATTTTCAATTCCATCACAAATCATATCATCCTTGAACA